GGACGAGATCATCCATTCTATCAGGCCAACATTTCCTGACCATTACTTGATTATCTTCCGAAATAAAATCTTGAACAACTTGAATCTTATTTTTTTGTGTGCTATGAAATGCCTCAATAAACGGCTTCAACTGGTTGAGATACGTGACTAAACTATTGATGACTTCGTTAAAATGGTAAAACATATAGGTAAACTGTTCAATATCGATTCGCTTGCTAAGGAGAG